AAGTAAGTAAGTAAGTAAGTAAGTAAGTAAGTAAGTAAGTAAGTAAGTAAGTAAGTAATGAACTTATGTTTGTTATCATATTTTTTCCTCCTATTTTAATTTATTTTTTATTCAAAACTAGAATATCCCATTATCATCAGTGTTGCTTTGCATGCACCTGTATTTTGATACATTGCAGCCAAACTCGTAACTAATGAATTAGAAGTTTCTATTTTGAACATATTAAATGAATCTTCAGTATCTGAAGTTGTTATAAAATCTTTTATATTTATTGATTGTTTACTTGTATAACCTGAACTTGAACCGCTAAATCCACTCACTCCAAAAGCGTTAGGAACTTCTGAATAATTTATTTCACTATTATTAGTTACATAACGTGTTATATCCATTACAAAAGTACCGGCTGAATAATTAGTTGCTCTATATAGTTTTAGATTTTTTGATGTACCAGTGTACTTTAATGTTGTACCATCTTTATATTTTGTTGGCATATGTTCTAATAATATAAATGCACTCATTATTTTAAAACCTTTTGGAATTGTAAATTGTAACTGTAATGAATCTTTTATCGTCGTTATTGAACCACTGCTAGTTTCTTCATATTGTGAATATCCCATAGGAAGTATCATATTACCACCTATAAAGCTTCTAGACATTATATTGCTCTCTACTATTATTGAAGAAAGTAAACCATATTCACCTAATACCTTAGCCCCATTAGACAATATAATATTTCCAAATTTATCTATTTTGACATTGTCAGCATCAAGTACAAATCTATTACCTTTTATTTCAATTAAATCTTTACTAATGTTTAACTGATTTACCACGTCATCTTTTCCACATTTGTTTTCAACTTTTAAATTTATTTCATCAGTTATGCTTATTATTGCATTAGTTTCATTTTTGGTTGTAAATGAAGAAGTAAACTCATTTTTTTCAATATATGTACATTCATAATTTAGATTAGTCCAATACTTCATCGTAATATAAGTATTAGTTTCAAAAGTTGGTACTAGCATTTCACCCAAATTGTAAGTTACTGGTTTTTCTAATACTTCGAGATTATTTTCTTCATCATAATCTAATCTTTGTATTATAGATACTTGATTATCTTCAAAAATTAGCTCATCATAAACATGATCGCCCATTGTTGTCGTTAATGTTTGCAACGGGAATGGTGAATTAATATATATAAATTTTATATTGTCTAACTTTGTTTCTTCCGTCCATACATTATCAACACATCTATAAAATTTACCACTAATTCCACCGACATTATACAATTCAGTTTGGTTGTTGGCTGTTGGAAGTGATGGACTATAAATAACTTTTTCGTTTGATATTATTAATGTGTAAAAGTTTAATACGCCCGGATAAGTATAATCAGATGGATATGCCATGTCTGGATACAACGTTTGTAAATTGAAGTTTTTAATTGATAATTTATTTATTGCGCCCGTACTATCAGGTGTTTTAAGCAATTCTATGCTTGATGTTTCTTGCTTTGTCTTAATGTAATCTGTTAGATCATCAACTTTCTTGACTGCATCTTTTATCATTCCCATTGCTTTATCAGTTTTCCTTGATAACTCTATAACTGATTTGTTAACATCTTTTTTCTTATATGACACTTCAGTTGATGTTTCATTTATTTCTCTTGCTGAGATCGTCAATTCGTAATTATCTGAGTCAGTTAAATCACCACCTAGCCAGGTGATTTTTTTACTCATTACATAAGAAGTTAATTCATTTCCATAAACATCTTTATATTTAATTTTATCGCCTAATTTTAAAGTTAGTTTATTTTCGATAAATTGGGTTCTCATTGAATAAATAATATAAGAAAAACCATTTATACGATTGTATAATGGAATTATTGTTGTTGCTCTCAAATCAGTTTCACTCGTAGTATCTTGCGGATCAAGTATATAATTACTATCTATTTTAAATTCAACTTTATTTTCAGGTATAGTCAATGGATAATAGTAATCATCACCTGCATCGCCACGACTTAAAACAAGAAAATTTACAGATTTTGTTGGATTTTTTTCGGTAGTCAATTCTAGCCAATCTATAACATTATGAATTGTATCGTTAAACCAAGAAAAGTAAAATTTATCTTGATTATCAGTTATAACAATACTTGCTCCTGCTTGTGCAATTAAAGCAACTACATTTCTATTAGTAATTCCATCATCAAGATATGGTTCTTCCGACAAAGTTAAATCACTGTTTGGAAAATCAATATTGTCATAAGTAACACCACAATCATTAAATATAGAGTTTCTCCACTCTTTTAACGTGCATGGAAATGTATGTTTTGCGCTATCATAAGGTGTATCAAGTTTATATTTGATATCATAACAACTTAATTCTATAGTTACATTTTCTTGTACTGGTTTCACATCATAAACATAAAAGGACCCATGAGGTGTACTTATCCACGAGCCCTTATATGTACTATAACTATTATTTTCATTTATTAACTGAATTTTTGCTTTACCTAATTCACATATTCCTAAAATATTTCCATCATTATTTACTGTTGTTTCATACTCAAAAGATTGAAGCATTTTATTTTCTATACTAGAATATTCCATTAATTAACATCTCCGTAACCAGAAAATTCAATTGTGAATTTGTCATATACTATATTATCTGTATTGTTATTTTCAGGAATTTTCCAATATTTAGGATTAGGTTTTTTAGCATAAAATTCTCTTGTAACAAATTTATTTAAATATTTTTCAAAGTAGTAAATTTTAACTTTAACTAATTTTAATAATTTCAACATAGGATATATTTGTTGTTGAGTTAATCTTTCATCAATATCTAGTGTTGCAGCAGGTATTTCTGCACATCGAACACGGCTTAAATAACCACTCGATTTACCTCTTTCCGCTGTTGCTTCTAGATCATTTAAAGTTGGTCCTTGTGTCCCTTGTGGCAACCACTCCCAAGGAATTTCAAAATAATCAGTACTATCTTTTGGATTTATTATTTTTATTTTGTCCATATTTTTCCTCCCTAAGCAAGCAACAATTGCCTTCCTAATTCCTTTTCTGACAATCTAATGCTGTCTATTACCAATTTTTGGAAATTATTACCAGTTCCAAATTGTAATACAAATGTTAAGTTTCTTAATACAATCTCTCTTTCACCATTATTTAAATTAGATAATGTTCCTAAAAATTCTTGCATAACCTCTCTATTTGCTTGTTTGATAGTTTCAAGTGGTGCTTCAATATTTGTTCCGTGTTTTTGGTCTCCAAGTATTGCAGCAAATTCTTGTCTTGGTGGTATTACAGTACCTTTTGCTAATCGTGGCAAATTAAATGTTGGCAATGTTCCTATGTTAATTCCAGGTATTTTGTTAATAACTCCTATTAATTTATTTACAGATTTTATTGGAAAATTAAGTATACCTTCTATTGCACCTAATATTCCATTAATTACTGTTCTAAATGCTCCAGAAATTGCATTTCCAACTTTTGAACCAATATTTCTAAACAATGTTACAATTTTAGATACAATATTCGAAAAGAATTTTACCACTGAAGAAAACGCAGATTTAATCCAATACACCGTCGTTTTTAATCCTCCTACAATTCCGTTCCACAACCCAACAAAAAAGTCTGCAATAGGTTTAATTACATGCTCATATATCCAATTCCCGACTTTACTAAGAGTTGATTTTATTGTTTCCCAATTTTTGTATATTGCCAATCCAAGTGCTATTACAACTCCAATAATAGCAGTAATTAGTGCCGGAAAACCACCAAATATTAAAAATACCCCTGCCGCAATAACTCCTACTCCTAAAAGTATTCTTCCAAAATTTTCCCAGGTTGGGTCTTGTAAATATTTAATAATTCCATCTATCATTATCGCTAATCCACCAACAATTGCAATAATACCTCCTATTACCGTTGCATTTGCAGAAATAAAAGCCATCAGAGGTTTTAAAACACCAGTAACTGCATTTATTTCTTTTATAATTCTTATTAATTTTATCAAACCTATTAATCCTATAACAGTGGTTAAAAAACCTTTTACAATTTTTTTATTTTTAATTATCCAATTTTTAATATTATTTAATGCATTTAATAATCCTTCACTGAATTGTATTTCACCACTATAATTAGGTGTAACATCAGTACTACCTGATGTACTTCCACTAGATGAGTTATCTGATAAAACTTCTAGTTTATCGAAACTCGCAAGAGAACCACTTGCTTTCTTTCCACTTTTATTTACATTATCTAATTGTTTTGATAACTTTTTCGCATCTTTTTGTGTATCTTCAATGCTTTTTCCAAACAAACCAGAAACAAATATCGCAATTGTTCCAGTCAGTTTAGAAAGTGCTGTCATTAATGTGTTAATCGCAGGCAAACAAGCATTGTATATTGGTGCAAATGCTGTCATTAGATTTGCTTTTATTCTACCTAAACTATTACTAAAATCAGTATTAGACTTTAGTAAATTAACAAATCCGTTGCGCATATCAGACAATTTATTTCTTATAAGATTTAATATTGCTACAGTTGATATCAGTTTAGTCATCCTAGATTTAAATGAATCTACTTTCTTCCCAAGTTCAATAAAGCCCGCTCCATACTTAGAAATTAATTTTGAATTTAAAGATTTTTGTATTTCATACTTTAAATGATTTGCTTCTACTTTAGTGTCTTTTAATTTTCCTTTCATAGAATCCATTTGATGAATAGTATCTATATATTCTTTTTGTTTTCCACTCGTTTTCAAAATTCCAGCATCCGCATATGTTTTTAGTTCTTCATATTTTGCCTTAACTTTATCAAGTGCATCTTCTTGTTTTTTTATTGAATCAACTGACTTGTTATATTTATTAATTAAACTTTCTGTATCCTTTTCAAGATTTTTAAAGTCTTTTTGTATTTTTTCATATTTTAATTTTGTATCTACAACTACTTCTCTTTTAACAGCCAGACATATAACACCTCCTTATTTTTATTTTTTATAAAATTCTTCAAAAAATTGTTTTCTTGCTTTTGATTGTTCATGAGGTTTTGAATCTTCTAAATCAATAATATCTTTTATTTTTCTGTATTGTTTTTTTTCTTCATCTGTTAACTTACCTTCATTTTTCCTTGTTCTATAATAAGTTATTTCTCCAAACATACAATCCGGATTCATATCCATAAAGAAATCCATAAATTTCCACCAATGCAAATCTCTTTTTTCTTCTATATCAATATGGTGTGTAGAATTAATTCCGCTAAAAATGTATCCACCATCTTTTTCAAAAGAATAAATTCGCTTATCTGATGTTTTTGTTGTATATTTCTTATCACAATCTATAAATCGTATTGCCTTTTCACATGCTTCTGCAAATTCGCCATCAGAAATATCATCTTTATATAAATTTTTAACCATTATATAAAGCTTTTCATATTGAGTTAGGTTTTCATCTTCAAATGCTATTAAAATATTAATTACTGTTCTATAATCATAATTAATATCATACAAATTACCATTTACACGTATTTTTTTAGGCAAATTAGTCGTTAATATGTTGCTCATTCTAACACATCAAATTCTTCTAATTTATTACTTTTAATATACTTGTTTACATTTTTTTGTCTTGCTTCTTTAACATATGGCATAACAAATTCTAATAGTGGCATTAATAATTCAATATCTTGTGTACCACCAGTAAAAATTTCAATTGTTTCTTTTCCAAAAACCTCATTTAAGTTTGCAAATATTCTATCTATCAAATCAGTTTCGATGTTGATTCCTTTACAAATTTTCTCTATATCAGATTGTACATTTTCAAAATCCTCTATTGTTTCTAATCTCTTGTTAGATAAATCTGCTACATTTCCAATAGTCTTAATTTTATTCATAGAATTTGTGGCATCGGTGATAATTTGTGATAACTTATACATTATTCTGCTATCGCTTGGATTAAACTTTAATTCTCCAATTTTCATACCTTTTTCATCTATGATATCTTCAACTACAAACTTGTTTTTTACTATTAAACTCATAATTTTCCTCCTATAAAAATTAAAAATAAAGAGGGCTTAAATGCCCCCTTCTATGCTTCTGTTGTTTCTGTAAATGTTTTTGTTGTGGCATTAAATGTTCCGTGTGTTTTGTTACCTTTCCAGTTTAAAGTTATAGGTGCATTGATTTTTGTTGTATCTCCACCCCAACTCTTCAAATCAACTACTGCATCTTCAGTAAATGCACCATAAGAACCATCACTTTGTTTATCACCTAAAGTAACTTCCATACATTGTAATTTTGCTTTATCTCCAACTAAACCATATTTAAACATCATATATAGTATTTTTGATAAAGTATCATTACCACGGATAGCGATAGGATCTATTTCTGTTGTATCAGCACCTTTTGTATGGTCGATTTTATTCTTACCAAGAACATTTTTCTTTGATTCTATTTCATTGTTCATTTCACGAGTAATTTCATCGTTATCCTCGCCAAATGGAACCCATGAAGGTGTTTCGCCATAAACAATACCACTCTCATCACACGAAGTGATATTTGCATTGAACATTGTTATATGGTCTTCACGATTAAATTGATTATTACCATCTAATAAACTTAATGACATATACTATCTTTCCTCCTTGTCATATAATAATTTACAATTCATTTGATATCTTGCTATTGTGTTAGTTCTATCAGTTCCATATAAAAAACCTCCTGTAATTACTTCTAATGATGTTGGTATCTCATTATCGTTTAATTCAGGATATATTCTTTTTTTATTGTTTTGATATACCCACTCAGCAATTTTTTCAAACAAATGCAAATTTTCAATATTTTGAGTATCTTTTAAAGGATTAAAAAAAGCACGACTTGCAATTACAAATTGACATTGTCTGTGCGTTTTCGTACCTATTACATTTTTCCCTAATATTATAGGTGCCTCGTTTTGTTCTATTGACCAATACTCACAGTCTTTAGATTCAATATTTAAGTAATCAACATTAATTTTTGCGAGTTCACTTAAATGTGGGCACGTTTTAAAATATTCTTTTATACAATCAATTATTGCTTTATTCTTACTCACGACTTATCACCACCTATTGTTTTTGAAATACCTTTTAATAAATCTTCCATTTCTGCATTAATCATCCTATCAAACCAATGTGAACCTTTTAATCCGCCTCCATGATAGATTAAATCTCTATCATTTGGGTCCATTATCTTGGCAGTATTAGGTCTACTCCAGTAACCATAATCAGGCGCAAAAAAAGCACCTTTTTGCGTTATAGGATCAACCATTAATTTGCCTTCATAAAGATAATTTGCATCAGGACTATTCCATATAACTTTGCCACTTCCTATGTCAGTAGCAATTTTACCGGAATCATGAATATGTTTTCCAGGTTCATATGGCTTTGAGTGATTCAATACAAAACTATCAATATACTTTTGTACTCTTCCTCTTTCGTTTAATCCTAATGACTTTATTAAATCATCAATTGGCAAATCCAATTTCGCCTTGATAATCAATCTGTTACCTCTATGTTTTGTAAATCTAAAGACCCATATCCATTGTCTGAAATAGTTTTAATTAAAAAATAATCAACATTTGTTTTTGTTACATCTATTAATTCCTTTATTTCTTTAAATTCACCTATGACAATTAAATCATTGTTTTTTAGAGTAAAATTATTAGTTTTATCGCTTAATTTATTATACTCATCAATAGTTAAGTAATCATTTAATGCATTTTCCGAAAAAATAACTCTATGTGCAGAAGTATATTTTTCACCTTTTCCCTCTTGTGAAATTATTTTATCAGTATGTGCAAATACATTATGTACAACTTTTCTATTATATATATCGTTTACAAGATTAAATATAGTAATTGTATGTGGAAACATATTAACCTCTAAACATTAAGCCAGTATTCGATATATATGTATAACATATACGATAACACTCTTTGTTTAACTCTTCTTTTGTTAATATTCTTTGAGATTTAAGATTTGATTTGTTAACATATGATTTAGAATGAGGTCCTACAGTTTCACTTGCTACTTCCTTAGTATCATCTTCTATTTTATTAACAAGCATTTCTTGATTATATATCAATTCGGCAACTTCACATACTGCATTTTTAATACTTTCAGTTATATTATCATCAGTAATTCTATTAGAAGTGAATAAATTAATTTGTGAACTTGATTTTGTAGAATATTTATCAAATGAAGATTCAGGTATGCTAGAACCTCCATAAATTTTAGAATAATAATTATAATCTATTAATTTAGTTAGCATACCTTACACCTCCTACTTAGATTCTTTATCAGAATCTTTTTTATTTTTCTTATCAAGTGCTTCAGTTAGTTCAACTATCTTTGCATTTAATTCAACATTTGTTTCAGTTAATATATCTCTTTCCTCAGATAATTTAACATTTGTTTCAGTTAGTTCAACTATCTTTGCATTTAATTCGTTTGTAATTTCCTTCACCTCTTCTTGTGAATATGAAATTACAGGCATTTTTTTGTTTCCTATGATTTTTCCCATATTTTCACCTACTTATGAGATACTGCTATTCCAGCACGTTTGTTTTCATATGCATCATTTAATCCATAAATTCTATATAACATTCTATAGAAATCTCCATTATCATCAGATTCTGGAGTAAAGATTTTCATTTTAGCATGTTTTGTGTATTGTAACATCGCTGGTTTATGAATAATCATAAAGTTAATATCTCTGCTTCCAATTTTAGTCATTTCATAGTAATTTCCTATGTTAGAAACATTAGGAGTTTCAACTTTTGTATAAGTATCACCAGATTTTGTATAGTAAGTTTTACCAGCTGTAAGTGATGTATCAGCAGTTTTTTCAAAAGTATCAGCAACTTTCTTGTAACCACCAATTCTTTCGCCATCTAAATCCTTACCACTTCTTAACTCAATTTTTGTTAAAAATCTATTTTGTGGTACTTTCTTTACTTGAGCGAACTTCTTCAAAATGTCATTATTTGTTGTTCTTGATACAAATTCTGCCATTGATAGTAGCGTTGGACTAATTCTTAGATATCTTCCTTCTTCAGGAACTTCATCATTATCTAATTGTGTCATTGCATCTTCTAGTGCTTTTAAAACTTCATCACCTGTTTTATATTCAACACCATTTACAGCAACATCTGTAATGTTATCTAATGCAGCATATGTTGCATATCTAACTGCATCCACCTCAGGAACAACTTTTGTTCTTAAGAACTCGCTTGACATATTAGCCATGATAACTCCGCCTGTTTCCTCATTATCAATAGTGTCAGTTTTTAACTTTCTACCACGCTCATAATTAAATTTGACTGTTTCATTAGTTAGAGTAACATCTCCGTCTAAATAACCACTATTACGATCATAATCACCTAAACCGTCCATTTCTAATTTAGGTACAATAATTTCATTAGCGTTTGCACCAGCTTTGACTAAATCACCGTTTATATCAAAATCTGATGTTGTACTTGCTGCCTTATAAACTTTATCTAAAAGTTCTGGGGCATTTTTTTTGAATAATTCAATACTATTCATTTTTTATTCCTCCAATTTTTTTATTTTTTTTCATCTAGTCCCATAGCATGTAGAATTTTATCCATAGAACTATCATTTGTTGGCGCTGTTGGGCTAGTTGTAAATTTCGGGTTTGCAACATCGCTAAGGAAAGCACCACTATCCTTTTCTTTTAAGTCTTTAAGCCACTCATTAGCACCTAAAAATTTCTTAGTTTCTTCATCGTACTTAAAGTCTTTTTCATTAAATTGTGCTATTACTCCTGCCTTTGCACTTTCACTTGCAAATTTAATGTCATTAAAAAAAGCATTAGTTCTTTCATTTCTAATACTCTTTTCTTTTTCTGCTTTTTGGTTGGCTTCCATTTCTTCATATTTTGTTTTCCAATCATCTGCAGATTTTTTGATACTATCAATATCCATATCTTTATAAGATTGAATTTCTTTGTTAGCATCTTCAACTTGTGTTTTTAGATTATCTCTTTCCTCTCTAAGTCCTTGAGTGGTTTTACCATACTCAGCCATTATAGTATCAATGGTTTCCTTATTAAGTTCTAATCCTTCTAAAAATTCACGTTTCATATTTTTCCTCCTTCGTATTTTTTACATGGTCACGTCCATGTGTGAATTAAAATATTTTCTAGTCTTATCGTTGCTATGACACACGAAAAAAGCCGATTTTATTCAATCGACTTAGTAGTGCATTTTATAAGCACCATAGAATAGATATACCAGTATTATGGCTAATTAACAATTAACACTGTTTCGCCTAGCCAATACCCGTATATTGTGGCTATATATCTACTCTATGCTACCTATAAGATAGCATAATAAAAGCACTCTATTTTTGAGTGTTTCTTTGTATTTCTTTTGCTTTTTTTCTTAATTCTTCATAATCTATTGAATTTATTTCACCTTTTTCAAATTGTTCTTCTGCTTCTTCTACAAGTTCTTTTAATACTCCTGTAAGAGGTTCCATCATTTCCATAACAACAGGTTCATATAATCTATTTTTTTCTTTTCCTTTCGGAATACCATTAAATTTCATTATAATTCCTCCATATCTACGAATAGTTTACCATTCACATAATATTTTTTCAATATTTTAAAACTTGTATTTCTTTTAAGTAATAATTCTTGCTCATTTTTATTTATCATACTTATATCCTTAGCAGTTTTACACCTCATTATAAGTCTAATGTTATCCTTTTCATCATAAATATCCTTAGACATAGAAATAAAAGATTTGAATTTAACCTTTTCAATAGGGCTAGATAAGGTTTTAATAAATTCATTATAATTATCTTCATTATCAAAAAACAAAGAACGATTAAATGTACCTTTAGTATTTGGAATTTTATCTAATACACTATCTATATTTTTAACAATGTTGCTTAATCTATCATCTAGTGGATAATCGTTTCTTAAGGCATCATTTATCATGTATGAATTAGAACTGATATATGTATTTAATGCGTACTTTTCATCTTTTGTTATATTATTAATCCAATTATAATTTTTCTCAATATACTCCCGATTATAATCTCTTGTAAGATTATTATCTTCTAGCCATTTGTTAAAATCCTCGCTAGTAGATTTTATCTTTTTATTTATCTTTGTTGCACTTTCCTTGTCATCAGTTTCTTTAGCAATTAATCTTTCTCTTTTTAACGCTCTCATTTTTCTTTCATAACTTCTTTGTTTTTGCAACAACTCGTATTTTTCTTTGTTTTCTATTTCATCTATTATATTGGGAATTTTTTCCCACTCCCAGGTTGGTTGCATATGGTGATAACAATTTATACCTTTAAGCCCTAACATCTCACCATAGCCAGTTTTTTCATATAAATTCGGGTATTCTTTGCTAGAACCTTCTATCATATATTTTTTTCCTTGCCACTCTGCATGCGCTTCATAGTCATTTTTCATGTATTTTGTTCTTACTCTTGCACCCAAGTGTTGGTCAACATACATTAAATTTGTTTTAAGTTCTTTTGCCGCTTGAATTTCTTTGTCTCCAACCAATTTATTAACTCTTGTAACAACATCTCTTCTTATTGCTGATTCTATTGATATGCTTAAACCATTTTCATAATTGACTGTCTTTATTCCTTGTACAGCAAACTCTTTTAAGGCATTTCTTATACTTTCACTATATGTGTATATACCACTTGCAGTTTCGACATATACTTTATTAATAATGGTTCTATATGCCATATTGGAACCCTCTATTGCTTTTGTATTGATTAAATCCATAATAGTTGTACAATCAGTTAATGCTTCTGACATTAAGGATTTGATTGAAGAACTATTATACAAATTCATTGGGTTTACTTCAATTAAACCTTTATCATAATAAGATTTTAACTTATCAAGATTATCAACTTTAAATCCAACATTTTCTATAATCTTTTCAAGTTCTTTCTGAATAGCATTTTTATCTTTCAATATTACTTTTAAATTTTCTTTCTCAAGTGCTTTTAATTCAGTAAGTTTTTCCAAATACCAGTTCAGTGAACCTTGCACGTTGTCATATTTAACAAGTTTATTTAAAATGTTTTTTATGATATCAAGTTCTATTTCATCGTATATTTGAATTAATGGTTTTAATAATTTATCAAAATCATATTTCTTCATTATTCTTCTTCAGGGTCCTTATCTTCTTCTACTTTTGTAAGTTTTCTATATTTTTGTTGTCTCTTTACGTATTCAATTGCTTCTTTTTCTTTCATATTCTTTGTATCCATCACGTATTGAACATCACTTGTAATATCATTATTTCTCTCAATTAATGCCTGATTTCTAGCACTTTCTTTATCTACTAAAATACTATCATCCCAGTCGTGTTCAACAGAATAATCATTTTTTACAGGAATGCCATATAATTTACACAAAACATAAATACCATATATTAAATCATCAAATGCTTGTTGCATTGCATCTTGTATATCTGATACTGTAACATAGTATTCTTGTTTAGAAGACTTTATTTCGGTAGCAGTTTTAGCAATATCATTTAATTTTGATAATGTTCCAAAGGCAATATTCATTTGACTTTCTGCTTGTCTCAAATATTCATTTAATCCATTAAATAGTGAACTATCTCTTATTTCTGGGCTAAATACATTGTATGTTTTATCTTTTGTTTCATCAAAATTTAATTTTCTAAACAACCTTTTCTTACGTTCGGGCATTTTGGCATTACCATTGTCTACACTGGATAGCAATGACACATCTGCATCAATCGCTAATTCAGTACCTTCGTATTCCCACAATGTTCTTGAAAATTGTTTATCAATTTCTTCTAGTGTTTCAATAGCACCATACCAAAGCGGAACACCACAAGGAAAAGAATTATCTATTGTGTTAGTATTCTTCATACTAGCAAACCCTCCAATAATTCTATCAACACCTTCTATATTTACAACTGGTTCAATATCTTTCCACTTATCAACTTCACTTAATTCAATTCTTTTTTGTAAAATAACACTATCTTTTCTACCAACATAACAAATGTTTTTAATAATTACTTTATTATCTTTTATCTCTTGATATTCTAATCTTGTGTAAATGTCATTACCCTTTGTTATTTGGTCAATTGTTATTAATCCTAATAAGTTTCCATCATCATCAAATTTGACTGGAATAAACTTGTCTGCTTGAATAACACTTGTTTTTATATTGCCATTAGAATAATAAGGTTTAAAAAATATACATGACTTTCCTATCATGTACTCTGTATTTCTTCTCTTATTTCTTAAGAATTTTTGATATATAGTATTTATATATGGCTCACTACATAAACTTTTATATTCGATAGTAACTGCTTTTGCAACCTTTTCACATGCTGTTTTGGCAACATGCAATGATTTAGTATTATCATCTATCCAGGGTTCATGTCCGTTATATATATTAGAAAATTTTTGAAATGCATCTAATATATCTCTTGATGTATCTATATCTAAATCAAAATCTTTAGCAATCTTGTTATAATCAAACATTCTATTCCACCATCCTTTTATTTTGTCTATTATTTTATTCATCATCTTTATCACCTTCAATCATCGGAAGTATAATTTTAATAAATTTCCAAATTCCCATTATTAAATATCTAAATGCATCTTCACAATGGTCATTTTGTTTTACAGGTACTTCTTTTCCTTTGTCTAGCAAATCTTTATCATAACTATACATAAACATTTCTTGTATTAAATGTTCTTGTTTAGGCGAAATAAAAACTCTCATATAAGAGAGCATTTTTTGTACCCTTGATATACCAAGAGCAACATCGTTTTTTGCATCTTTAATAATCACATCAGGACATATTCTTCTTATTTCTTCTTGTAATCCTTTTGCTGATGGGTCTATAAATACGTATAAGACTTTTAAGCCACTCTCTTTTTCGATTTTCTCTTTAAATGATTTAAAATCTTGTGCATACTCACTTGGTGACCTTTGTTTTCCTGTATCTCTACCTGAATAATAATATTCATCAACACCACGTATACATTTGTCTTTATAATCAATACCGAATGCCTGATATGTTGTTGCATTCATTTGTCCATAGTCACAACCAATAAACAAATTTTTCATATTTTTGAAATTATCTTCAGTACACTCTCTAATATGTTTTTCCTCACTGAACATATAATAAATTAATTCATCTATTCCAATACACAAACCCAACCACAACCATTTATACATTTTTGGATCGAGTTTTTCTAATATTCTTGCAGATTCGATTAATTTTTTTCCTAGCCAACTTTCTGGAACATCTCTATAGTCAGTGTGTACATGTATACAATCTTCCCTTAACTTCATCTTATTGAGCCACCCCATAATAGGCGCTTTTGGATTTTTAGGGGGATTAAAATAATATTCCATCACAAACTCTTCATCATTACCACGAATAAATGTTGCTTCTATATTTTGTAGTTCATCCTCACCATCACCTTTATCAAAAAACTCAGTTAATTCATCCAGTACAACTAAAACAATAGGTTTGTCTTCATCTATCATACCTTTTGTATCATCTATACTATCATTACCTGTAAAATAAATAGTATTACCAGTTGGCAAGTATGTGATTTGCATAGGACTTACTGTTATTTTGAAATTCTTTAAAGGCAATTTTAATCTTTTGATTGCTCTTTTACACTCGCTAAATACTGTCTTCTTCAACTTATTATGAAATTTACGCATAACAACTACAGAACCCGGTTTACTTTGTATTATTCTATATATTTCTCTTATGCCACCACGAGATGACTTCGTTCCAGCACGACCACTAGTATATATTTGATGAGTATGTTTTATATCGTTGAAATTTTGCCAATACTTTGGAATTATCAAATTTCTTATCTTAACAATGTTATTCTTTTGGCAAATCATTTATAATTGTTACTCCAGTATCATCAGAACTATTTTGTTTTCTTAATTCTTTTATTTTTAATTCTTTGTCTATGATTATTCCATATGCACTAGCAACATCCTTTATATTAGTAAAACTATCCAAGTTTTCCGCTTTTTCTTCTATTGCTTTTAATAGCTTATCAACAATTAACTTTTTTCTTTCTTTGAGCGAATCCATGTATTCAAGTACATCTTGAGTATTTTCTTCTTTTTTTTGTTCAAGTTTTTTCAAACAATCTTCATCTGTCTTAACTATTTTTCTAACAGTTGTATCAGATATCTTGTGCTTTCTTGCAACTTCCGAATAATTATTACAGTCTACATAATCAGCAATTATTTGTTTCTTTTGTTTATCAGTTAATTTTGTTTTTCTTACTTTAGACACATTAACCACCTTGTTAAACTTCTTTTGTTATTAAACGTTTCTTTTATTGTCTCTTGCTCAGCATCTTCTAACTCATAATAACTAACCGAATATGTTCTACTTATTTTTTCTTCTTTTGCAACTGTTATCTCAACTATTGTAATTTTATATTTTTTTGATAATTTTAAAAGTGATATATTTATAAATTTATTTAAATTCATAACCTATCACCTTCCTATTTCTCATCTTTTTCTTTTTTAAATAATTTCACTATTCCTTTTTTTGATAATTCAACATATCTTTCTTTAGATATAGAATATTTATAACCTGGTTGTAATAATCCTAATTGCTTATTTTCTTTATCTTTAAAGTTTGAAATTTGTACTTCTACTTCTACCATATTCTCACTCCTTTCATATATTTGGTTGTGGGAAAAGGAATTGAACCTTTTTCTTTGGCATCTGAAACCAACATGTTACCTTTACACCATCCCACTTATTTCTTCAATGTCTATTTCTATTCTAGGTTTTCTCTTATCTATTTTACCTATTATAGTGAGTTTTTGTATTACTTTGTCATTATCATCTACTATTATGTTTGATTCTACTAAAGCATCTAATAATTGTTTTAAATAATTATGACTATCTCTTCTGATATTATCTTTGTGATAAAACGTTATTACCATTTCACATGCTTTTATCTTTGGATTTATACCTATTGTTTGTAACACAACCGCTTTTGTATATTCTTTTTTATCTTTTTCATACATCCAACAACTATTTGTTTTACCTATATATTTATTTATTGTTGGTGGTATTGTATTTAATACTATTTTCATCTAATATTGTATTTTCTAGGTTGCCTTGTTGCTTTTGATTTTTCTGGAAGTAAAGGTTTTCGTTCTTCCGTTTCGTTTGCAACAATAAATGTTGCTATTGCCAATAAACCAGTTATCAGTAAAACTATTATCGATAATATCGTATTCATTTAATATCACCCCTTTAAAGACACTGCTTATCCCACCGACTAGCTTTTCTTGTGTCTTTCCTAATCGCCCACCTTTTTCAGGTACAATCCCGTTTTTATATTAAAAAGACAACCTATTCAAGATTGTCTTCTCATATCAGAAAGGAGGTAACGCAATCAAAATCAAACGTTACAGTGTTTGTGCCTATTCTAAACACTATACTAATGACATTGTAAACTACTTTACTTATATTCATAATTGGAGTAATCAATATCATCAGTATACTACCTACAAAGGTTAGTGAACTTATGGCAAACAAGTGCTTCAATAGCACTGTACTAATGATATAAAGGTTTCTAAATTAAACATTACGCTTAGTTTAATTCGTTGCGTTAGGTCAAGTGCCTCCATCAACCTTTAACTCGACGTGGTTATTTATATATCATCAGTACACTACTATCAAAGTAGTGCTCATTAAAAATTTAGAAAGGGGCATTAATGAGATTTCTATATAGTTATCTCATTATACATATAATAACATCTAAAAACGGACATTTCCGGACATCATGCATTTTCTTTGTAAATTCTTCTTGCTTGTCTCTCGGAATATGATGTTATTCTTGATATTTTCTCCCAACTATATTTTTCTTCTTCTCTTAAATATGTTATAAATGCTTTTGAATCAGCATTACATATGTTCTTTATTTTTTTGTTTAATCGTTTTTCGTATACTAATAGCGAATCTACTAATTCAGTAATTTTACTATCATATTTTTCAGACTTAATCATGTAGTGTGTAAATTTGTCAAAAACAAACTTCCCATTTACACGTTCGTTTTCATAACTTGTCCCTTGTGGCTGTGTTTTTGTAAATTCTATTTGTTTTAATTTCAAATATAATTCTAAATCATCTTCTATTTCTTTGATTTTATATTTTAATTCTTTAATAGTAATTAGTTCTTTATCTTCCACTTTTTTATCCTCCTAGTAAGTAAATTAGTTTATTTACTTTTGATATCATGATATCACTTTTATTTGTGAACATCTTTTCATTTCTGCTACTCTTTTCACCGCTTTGCTTCTTGTTAATGATTGCATCTTTTTATATTTTTTTATCATATTCTTAAAGTCTTTTACTTCATTATGTGAAAAACTTTCTCTTATTTCTTCGATTGTACTTATTCCATTTTCAAACATTTCAGTTATAAAGAAGTGTATCATCTCTAAAATTATTTTATCTTTTGATTTCAACTTAAACCCTCCTAACCATTTTTAAGTTTTAATAACTCCCACTTTTGCAAGAATTTATCTTGTTCTTTAGTCGTTATCTCATTGTTCTTTGTTCTTTTTTGAACTACTGTATTATCTCTAACTTCTACTGTAACTAATGATTTATTTAAATCTGATAGTTTTCTCATAAAGTATATATAACACTCGCCTTCAACTATTCTTTCGGCATAAGTTCTTACACAATTATTTTGTTGTTTTGATTCTTCTACTAAGTCTTCATATGATTTCGCTGGAAATATTACATATTTATTGTCTTGATATTCATTTAATTTTATGTTTTTAGCAATTTTAGATATTTTCTTTGATATTATTTTATTTTTACTAATGTTATATTGTTCTAATATTTTATCATGTGCCTCTTTTATGTTTTTTGGATATGCGATTTGCTTATCTTTCAAATTCATACCTAAAGTTTTAGCCATTTTCAAATAATCATAATATTCGTTTGTATTATTTGTATTTAAGTTTTTTATTTTAATTGCTTTTTGTAAATCAATGTATTTAGATAAGTCTTTATAATTGTATAATTTAACTATTTTCTTTATATCTTCTATATTTCTATCCTTTATCACTGATAAGATCTCTAATTCATCTAATGTTAAATTATTTTCTACAATAAACGGGAAATAATCTTTTGATAGTCCATAAAACCTGTCCCGAAATGTCCTCTTCTTTTGAAATGTTTTTGGGTTTAATGCTAGATTATACATTTTCATCTTTGTTAGTAACTCTACACTCGAATTATAACATTTTAACAAATAAATCAAATCACAATACTCAACGTGTTCTAATAATGTCCATATTTGACTATATTTGTATTTTTCTATGGTTCCAATTATATTCTTGATGTTATATGGATAATATATAAACTCATCTATATAATGTAGTGGATTATAATACGATGGATACCTCCATTTATAATCAAAAGTTGTATTATTCTTTCTTATCCATGTCCCAGATGGAGTACTTACACAATTTTCATTTACAATTCTTTCTACCTGCATAAATGCATCATCATAAATTGTTCTTCCAAATTCGCATATTTCACTATTCAAATTACCATTGTTATACTCGGTTTTTAATTGAAATACTCTTTCAATATAATAATTTTTATATCTATCAAATATACATAAGTAATCTTTAAATGAATATGTCTTAATTCTTGCCGATTTAACTAATAATTCTCTTTTACAACAATTACACTTACAATACGAATTAATGCTATAATCGGCTTTAAATGTAGTTTTACAACATGTACAATAATACTCGTTCTTTGATTTTAAAATTAAATTGTGATTTTTACTTTTTTCTTTTACAAATTCTCGCCATTTTTCAGGTATTGTAAGGTTTTCATCTAATTCTTTAAATAATTTTCTATCTTTTACTTTAATATACATATTACATATCAAACAAAGTTAATTGTCCTTCTGATACCCACTCTTCTTTTTTGTCCGGTTTTCGTTTATTTTGTACACTCTTGACTGGACTATTAGTATCATTTGCTTCTCTCATTATAAATTTTATCATTTGAGATAAACTTTTTTCTTCATTTAAGTACTTATCGTTCATATCTGTTCTTGATAATAAATAATCAATAATTGATTTTAATTGTTCATCTTTTATATCAGATGATAATATTTTTATTCTTTCTATTCCTTTCATTTATTCATCTCCTATTATTTTTTTTGATAATCGTATATAAGCATTATATAAATCAAAATACCTGCATACTATTTCTTCTTTTTCCATACTTAATAATGCTTTATATTTACTTCTTTCTCCTGTACAAAAGGTAACTGTTTGTCCAGTAAGTAAACGATATTTACTTTCATAATCAAGTAATTCTTTATATCTTTTATTTGATATTATCTTCATCTTTACTCACCAACCTTATAAGCCATTTGTTTCATTTGCTCTTTTGTTACTATTGATTTTATTTCTTCGTTTGTAAAACAATTACCGCCTTGAACTATTACTATATTTCCGCCGTCTTTTAAAGTGTTCTTGATTACCTTACATCCATTAACATAATCCCCAATTTCCAAAATTTTAATTATTTTATAATCGGCTTTAATCACATTTTCTTTTGTATATTCTCCTTGATAGATACTGCCATCATTTTCAGTTAATATAGTGGTTTCAAATACATTTGCAATTCTATTTATAATAACTATATTTTCAGCATCATTTTGCAACCTTACATACATTCCAACTTCTAATTTCATTATTTGCCCCCTAATTTTTTCATATAATCTTGGTCAGTCATAATCACTTGTGCATTAACTTCTAATAATTCATGACTTTCTTCTGTTATTCCAAAGGTATTTGGTTTCCACATATATTTATCTACAAATAATTTCATAATTTCTTCTTTGTTATCACCTATTTTTATAAAACCTTGTAATTGTCCTAGCCAATAACTAGCAATTAAATAAAAAGTCTTGTTTAAATCATTTCTTGTTATTTATATCTCCTATTATACTTTTGTATTTTTGTAAAATTATATCAACTTCGTCATATATTGTTTCATTCACCGCGTGTTGCCTATCAAAACTATCTATATAATAATGGCTTGTTCCTTTTATCAATCTATCTTTTTCATCTTCTAAATATTTTATAAACTCTTTTTGTTGATTAATTAATTTTGTATTTTCTTCATATAACAATTCACTAGTTAAAGTACCAACTTTTTCATATTTATTTTCAAGTTGTTTCTTTAATTTTTCATTTTGTTCTTTTAAACCTAACATTTCTTCATTATTTAAAATCGCTTGTCTATAACCTGATAATTCAAGTTTTAATTCTTGATTTTCTTCTTCAATCATTTCAACATAACCTTGTATAGTTTCTATATCTTCTTTAGGCAATTGTTGAACTACTGATATTAAATTCATTTTAGATAACGTTTTACTCATTTAACTAATCTCCTCCACACTTAATATTTTTAATACATAATACATCTTGTTAGGTTCTGCTCCCCATTCAGGTTTGCCAAAATCAGTTGTAATTTCAACTTCACACATTAACTTTGGTGCATTTTTTTGATAACCATTTTTGAATATTACAAATCCTTTAGCATAACGAATTAGTAAGTTTTCATCACTAATACAATGCAATATGCTACGATTAAATCTTGTAAACCAATATTGTTTAATTTCTCTATATTCTTCTTTCTTTTCACCTGATAAAATCATATCAAACCATTTCTTTTTAATTGGTAATGTTAGCATTTACTCATCACTCGCTTTCTCTAACAATCTGGAATATTTATTTGATATTCTAACTAATTCATTAATCTTATCCTGCATATATTTCATATAATTTGTTGGTGCAGCCAAATTTAATTCTTCTATCCTTTTTGGTTCTTTATATTTAATATCTTCATCATGTTTAGTTGATACTACATAACAATTTAAAGTGTCATCATTCCAAAAATGCCTATCATATATTTCGGCACTTTCATCGTCTTTAAATATATCTTCACAAATAGTTGTTATAGTCCCAAAATAGATTTTGTTGTTATATTGCCCTAAAACATATAATCTTCCATATTCATCTTCTTTGGCTTGTTCTAACATTTTTATAAATCTTTCTTTATTCATTACTATCACCTTTCTCTAAACGCCAGCATAAATAATAATTGCTTCATAATGTGGGACTTTTTTTGCTTCTTTTTGCATTTCTCTTTCATATTCTACATCAGTTAAATTTGCATATCTGACATCATCAGCAAAATAATCACATAAATCTTCTACATAATCATCTTCAGAAGTATAGATAGTATCATTTATATCACTTTCATAAATAACACATTTTTCTATTCTTCTAAATTTCATAAAAATATAACTATAGTCATCACATATATCTTCACTGCTACAAAAGAATACCAATGGTAATGTAGGATACTCTTTTACCAATTTTAATAATTCTTTGTTTTGTTCTTCATTTGTTAATTTATTCATTACTATCAGTTCCTTCTTCATATAATATCTCTAATATTCTTTGCTTTAATTCGCTTTTTAAAAATTTGCTATTATACTTATAATAAATATCACCAATATTACGGTTATGGTTTATTATTAATGTTTCTATTTTAGACAATTTATCTTTTAGTTGTTTGTTTTCTTGCAGTAATTCATCAATACATTTTTGCATTCTTTCTACTTCACTTGAATAACTTTCATACATTTTGTCTTCACTATATGTATTCATTTTGACACCTCTTTTAATATATCTATAACTTTTCTTTTTTTGTTGTATGTTATCTCATCAACTTCTTTGTTTCCACTTTCAAAACTCCAAGGATTATTTAATAATTCTATTGCCTTATCAATAACTTCTTTTTGCTTTTTACATTGGTATTCAATATAGTTTATATAGCTTTTAATAAATATAAAATTATCTTCTAATTCTTCTGAATAATATTTATCATTTTTTAAAATATTTTCTATATAATCTAAACCTTGATAACATCCTAATCTTCCAAAACCTTTTACATATTCATATTTTCCACTTTTGTGTTCTTCATAAGATTCTGCATAATCTCTATTCATTATTCCTCCACCTTTACAACTAAATCTTCTCTTATTTTAAACATAATATCAGTCCTTTCTTTAATTTTCTGGCATTCTATAAACATAAGCACTATTATCAATATTTGGCAATAATATATAATTTTGTATTTCATCTAATACTTCAATGGCTCTTTCTTTTGTTTTGTATGTTCCTAATTCAACATTATTTCCATCATAAGTACTAATTCTTTTATCTTCATAATTGGCATCTAAAAATATATTGTCTACTTTTTGTAATATTCGCTTATCCTGAGAACGCATCCATAAATTCATATTTTAATCATTCTCCTTTAAATTGTTAATTTCATCTATTAGTTCATCAATTTTATTTTTTAAATGTTCTATATAATCATCTATTCCTAAAAAATCTTCATAATTTTTACATTTTTCTATCTTTTTTAGTTCTTCGATTATTTCTACTTCATCATTTAGAAAATTTTTACAACTTCTAAATTTATATTCAAATAAACCTGTACCATAATAAAGGTAATAATCTTCGCATCCTTCATTATATTTAAGTTTTATATTACCAAATTTTATTTCTTTAGGTGCTTTACCATCTTTAACTAATCCTAATAATTCATACATTGTTATTTTCATTCTTAACAGCTCCTTTTGCTTTTTGTATTATTTTTAAAATATCTTCAATATCTTCTTCATATAAACACATACTTTTTGAATAACAAGCCATTTCACCAACACCATTTAAAATTTTTTCAATCTCATCTAATGCTTGTTCTAATTTTGCAATTTTATCGTTTCTATCATCAATAGCAGTTTCACACTCATCAATATAATCGCAATAATTAACTTTTTCATCATAATCATAAATATAATTTCTAAACTTTGCTTTATTTAACACCTCATATATATAATTTAATTTTTCATCATTCTCAAATCTTTTTTCCATTATTCTTATTTTCCTTCTTCAAATTTATCTTTATAATTCTTTAAGTAATAGTTAATCTCTTTAATCATTTCTTCTTTAAAAGCATTTTCACACTCTTCTTTAGTTAAAAAATGTTTATCATTTGATGATATGCCATACATGTAAGTACTATCTTTACTAGTTTCTATTACTGAATATAAACCATTTCTACCCTTAAATAGATAGTTATATACTCTTTCATTAATACAACCCAACTCACTTCTCCAACTATCATTTTCTTTTAACTTACATAATTGTTTTAGTGATTTATCATCATTTAATGCTTTTTCAACAAACTTTGGTGTTTTTTTATTGTCTTTTAGTATTTTGTTCCAATTATAAACACCTTGAATATTATAAGAATACCAATAGTTCGGTTTATCACTCAAATATATACAATTCATATTTTCTTCTTTAGTATCATCTTTGTTTAATTTTTCTTGTAATTCTTCAATTTTTTTATTTGCTAAATACAATTCTTCTTGTGTTTTATATAATTCATTTAAAATATATTCTTCGTTTGTTTTAAACTTTGTCATTCTTATTTCTCCTTTTCAATAACAATTGCTCTACCTTTTTTAAAATCATTATCAGTTAATTCAAACCAACTATTATCTTCCTGCCAACAACTATAATAGTTTTTAAATTTGCCAAACCCTAATCTATCTTCATAATTAATAAATCTAACTTTTGCAATAACATTATTTCCAACTGCCGAGTTTCTAATTGTTTTAATATAATCTCCTACTTTAGGTTTCATAATATTTCTCCTTTCTTTAAGCCATATCCTCATAATCACAAGGTGGTTCTTTTGGTTTCTCTAATTCTTCTATTATTTCTTCTTTATGCTCTATTTCATCAAGTAAATCTTCAATTATATTTATTAAATCGTTGATTGTTATTTTTCTATTTTTTACTTCATAATCAGTTCGTGTTATATCACTTGCTTTATTTATTATTTTTAATTCTTTATCTGTTAATTTATAGTTTTTTTTCATTTCAACACTTGTTCCTTATTATTCATCATCAAGTAACTTTAAATAAAATTCCAATATTTCTTTTAAGTTTTCTTCTTTGTATTTTACAGAGCAACTCGCATGAAAAACCATTTTTCCATCTTTAAATATAGAAACGTGATTATTACTCGACTGTGATATTTTGTATCCTTTATATTCGATTGTAAACATAGTTATTTATCCTTTTCTAAATCAGCATAAATTTTCTTAATTAATTTATCTTGTTTTGCATGGCTCTTTAATTTCATTACTTGAGTTTTAGGTAGTTTTCCTGCTGGAACTCTTTTAACTAAATATTTATCTGTAAGACTTTCTTCTAATGCTTTTTTAGCTCTTTCAAGTTCTAATTTAAGACAATCTCTTTCTTTTATCACCTCACCATAATTTGCTAGTGCTTTAGTAAGTTCAGCATTCGATTTATCTTTTATTTTTGCACTCGTAATTAGTACATCATTTTGTTCTTTTGTTCTGTTAATTTCTTTTGTTAATCCTCCAATTCTGCCATTTAATTCCTTGATCACATTAATATTTGCATCATAATTCGCTTTTAATAATCCATATTTGCTTTGTAATTCAATTATTTCCCCAAGTTGATCATTCAATTTATTTATTATTTCTTCGTAATTTGCATTAGTAAGTATCTTCATAGTTCCTCCTTTGTTATAACTTTTTTACTAATCTTATTAAGTCCTTATATGCACTACTTTTTTTGATATATACATCGACTTGTTTCTTCTTTTCATAAAAATCATTTTTTATTAATAATTCAGTTAACTTATTTACTATAAAATCTCTTGTAGCATCATCTATTCTCATTGGACCACTCTCTATTTAGTTGATTTTCTAGTATCTTAATTCTTATTTTTAAAACATTAACATTTTCTTGTGCTGTTTTCCACATTATTTCGGCACTATCTCTTTTGAATCTTTTTTCAGCAACTTCTTTTACACCATAAACTACTTTGTCTATTAATGTGACTGCCATACCTCCATCTCTTAATTTCAAACACTCTTGATTAAGTGCTATTTTATAATTCATTTCGGCTTCTGCATATTCTCTTCCGTACTTTGCAAGCAAGTTAATACTGTTAGATAATAGTCTATTCAAATCTTGTATATCATTTACTAAATCCATAATTCACCTTTACCATCCAAGGTCTTCATCAGTTAACTCAATTTCATTTCCGAAATCCATATACACTTGATCCGAATTAGGTTCTTCTGTTTCTACTGATTGACTATTTTCTTGTTTTTTACTTGATAAGTATTCAATGTTCTCTACTGAAACATAAGTCTTGTATCTTTTATTTCCTTTTTCATCATCATAACTATCAGTTCTTATGTTTCCAGATACTAATATCAAATTTCCTTTATCTTGATACTTACATAAATTTTCGGCTGTTTTATTCCATACCTGACACTCAATAAAATCAGTTTCTCTTTCTCTATTACTTGTATATGGTCTATTTACTGCTATTGTAAAATTACATACAGACTTTAAACTTTTTGTACTTCTTAATTCAGGTTTACTTGTTAATCTTCCACTCAAAATAATTGTATTCATCTATTTATCACTCCTCTCATAAGTAATTGTCCACTAATTTACTTTTCACATATTCCCCTATTTTCCTATATCGTTATCTTCCAAGCATTGATAACATACGTAACCAACATCACCATTTATCATACCTGTTGTATCAATTAATTCCTCCTCTGATTCTCCACAAATATCACATCTTTGCATAACTAATCCTCTATTCTTTCGTATTTCATTTTATTTAAATCTAAAAATTCTTTTAATTTTCTTCGCTGACTTAATGTTCCAGTAATTGCTATTTTTTCTGTTTTAATTGGATCAAACTCCTCCACATCAACTGGTTTACTCACCATTTCTTCTACTTTTTCTTTAACGATTTCTTCTTTTACTACTTCAATTTGTTTTGTCTTCTCTGCAAGTTCAATTAATCTATTATTTTCTTGAATAACACTTCCTAAATCAAATGTTCTTAAATATTGATTTGTTAGAGATACTTCATAACTACTTTTTAATGTCTTTATAGTTTCTAAATCGTTTCTTATCTTGTTTAATTTATTTTCTAGTTCACTTGATAATTTAAATTCGCCTTTGTCATTAAAACTGCCTTTATTTAGCCATTTTTCATCAAATATCATATCTAGTGTTACTAATTCTTTTAATTCACCTACAATTGAATTAAATAGGTTTTCTATATAATTTCTTCTTTCTTGCTTTGCTTTTAAATCAACTTCTTTTACTATTAAATCTATTTTTGAACTTGCTTCTTTTATCATGTCAGTTGTTTCTTTTACGGTTGCTTTAAATTCATCAAATGGTTTTAAAAATTCTTTTTCCAACTCTATTCTCTTATCATTTAATTTCTTTGCAGTGTTATTTAACATTGCTTTATCTGATTTTGCATTTTCTATATTATTTTCACTATAGTTTTCAGCACTGTATTTTGGTAGAATTTCCTTTATTTTATCTCTTATTGCCTTTGCATTAGTTGTTAAACTTCCTAGATTTTTTTCAGTTATTATTAATTCAAATTCATTGTTTTGTACTTCGTTCATTAAAATACTTCCTCCATCTCTTTTTCTTTTTTCTTTCTAGCAATTCTTATTTGCTTTTCAATTGTAAATGCTTCACTCCATGTTAAATCGTTTAGATTAGTTTTTTTAAATTGATCTAATAATTTTGGATTCTTTTCAACTATTGTTTTAATTTCAAATATTTGATTTTGATTTATCATTTCGTTTTGTGAATCCATGTACTGCATCATGTCTAATTCACCATCACTAAACATACTGCCATTTTTTATTGTTTTCGATGAAGTGTTAACCTCAGTTTTATTTTTTTCATTTGATTTTTGAGGTTTATCTTCTTGCACTACTCTTTCGGCAAATTCCTCCGCTTCATTATCAGAGTAGACACCTGCATATGCTAACTTGCTATTTTTAAGTACTACTCGATCAAATAATCTTTTATAAGCCATCGCGTACGGATATCTTCCTTGCGATTGCCTATAATTACTAGAACTTATTTCTCCAACTTCATAAATTCCTTGCTCATCATTGCAATAAGTAAATACAAGACTATTCTCATATCCTTCTTTATTTTCTTTTACACAACTAGGTTTGAATTTTAATTTATCTTCTAACGAATCATTTATTTTTAAACAACCATTATGTGAAATAATCAACCCGTTGTATGCGATTTTATCTTTCTTTGATGTTTTACCTTTTAAAATCCAAAAATCAGTTTCATCTAACCCTTTGTATTTTCCACTATCTAACATTTCAACTACTTTTTTCTTTGATTGTTGATACTTTGAGCTTTGCCAAACTGGAAGCATATCTTTTACTTCGCTATCGTATTCTTCTTCTTGTTCATTAAATGTATATTTTTTTGCCATATTGTATTCCTTTCTAATTTTTCTCTTTATTTTTTTAAGGCACTTTTGTGCCATTTTGGTATATTTATACTATTTCTATCAAAACATTGCTCTTGTGAGATTTTTGTATCGAATTAGATAGAATTATGTCGATTGTTTAACTCTTAATTTGAAAACTCCTACATTTCTATTCGTATAAATACATTTTTTCTTACCAATACACTCAACTGATCCACTTATCAACATTTCAGTTATTCTTGGGCTTGAGAAGTTTCTTTCATCGGTTGGTGTATAACCTCTCCTTTTCATTTCAACACTTATTTCTTTTGCAGTTAATCCATCAGGATTGTCTTTTAATATTTCCGTTATTTGTTTATATCTCTTTTGCCTATCTACTTGTAATTCGGATTCTTTTCTTGTTTCGAATAAAGGATTTGTTCCAGGCACTCTTTCTTCTATCATTGCTTTTCCTCTTTCAAAATCTTTCTTAGATTTTTTATCGTTACTCTCATGTTCTTATTTTCAGTTCTAAGCTTTTCTATTTCATACGGTTCATTTACCTTATCCATTAAAATTTTGAAACTTTGTTCTTTTAATGTTTTCTTTAATGATTCATTTTCTAATCGCAATGTTCTATTTTCCATTGCTAGTTTCACACTGTTTAATAATTTCATTGTTCCTCCTAAAATTCACTCAGTAAGTTTTCTAGTTCTTTTACTTCCTCCTGAGACATTTCTTTCTTCTTAACTTCCTTTCCATACCACTCGGGTTTTATTTCGACTACATCGCTTTCCTTTTTCTCGTTTCTCGCCCAATTCAAAATTGTGGCATAATGGCTTTTGTATCCATCTCCTTTACTTGCAATGTAGTTCGATAATTTTTCAATTCGCAATTCGTAATCTGAAAATCGCTGTTTTAGTTTTTCAAATTCTTCTTCGCTCAGCAAAACGTTTTTAAATTCGCCAAAAGAAATTTTTTCTTTTTTATTTTTTTCTTTTAAATTATCATTTATGATAATTTCATTATCATTATCATTATCATTAAGGTTGTTTTTTTCTCGATTTGGTTGTTTTTGTTTTTTTGCATTTTGATTTCCTTTAGGTGCACCACCCTTTTTCGCGTTATTTTTAAGGGTTTCACACTTCTTTTTATATTTTTGATTGTCGACAACCATTTGGTTGTTTATGAAGTTAAATGCAATTTTTATATCATTTGTCAAAACAACCTCATTTCCTAGTTGTTTTTCAAAAAGTGCTCTAAACAACCTACCTAATTGTTCATCTTCAAGTTCTTTAATCGCAACATATTGTGATGTATATAGTACAAAACTATCTTTCATATTACATCTCCATTAATGTATTAAAATATTCATAACAATTACTAAATATATAAATTGCTAATCCTAATGTTAAGCATCCAAACACCGATAATGTTGTTGTATAACTTGTGATTATTGAATATATTGTTAACATAAATAGATCATGTACTATTACCACTCCACTTATTAAAAACAACATTGCTATAAATACATTTTTCCATTTAATTTTTTTCATAAAACTCACCTTCTTACCAACCAAACTTCTTTTTTATTAATTTTGTTAATGCTAATTTTGGTCTTGTAGTTGGTACACAATAACCTTTTTCTTCCATTTCTTTTCTAATTTCATTTATGTATTTAATTGCATTGTCATAAGTAAGATTTGGAATTATGTTCATTAAGTCTAATGCACTCATATATTCTTTGTCTTTTGTTGATCTTTCCGTTTCCATTTTGTTCCTCCTTTATTTCATTTCAACACTTTGTTCCTTTTGTTTTAGATGTTGCAGCATCTTTTTAAATTATTTGATTTTCTAATTACTTTTTGATATACTTTAATTGCCTTCAATGGCAGATGGGAGTTGATTTTTATCAAACTTTTAATATTATCTGCCTTGTCTAGATATTTCTAATAAAGAAATCTTATTAACTATGAGGCAACTACCATTAGTAGTCGAGAAAGAAAACTTTTAAATAATAAGTAATAACAACTAATGTGCTATCAACACATTAGGGTTGAACTTTTAAACGAAAACCACCCGCAGACAAGACTGCGAAAAACAATGTATGGTTAGTAATTTATCTGCTATATACTGTTATTAATCTAGTTTTAAACTCTTGAGTGAATTATTTTGATAGGATTTTTCACTCTCGTATGTGATTTATTGATATTAAGTCTACACTTTTTGAACATTAAGCTTAATATCTTTTATTTTGTTTAAATCTATGTCATATACTATAGCAATCATTATAAGTTCATCCGCAGTTAATTTTCTCTTGTTATTTAGTGTCAAACTTATTTTACTTTGCTTTATTCCTGTTCTTTCTTCTATCTCATATTGACTTATATTGTTTTTTTTAAAGTATTCTTTTAAATAGTTAGATATCATCAAAAGTTCCTTTCTTCACTATTAGTGAATTATAATTGTAAAAAAAATTCATTGATATTACAACCTATTACTTCAGCAATATCATTTAATTTACAAATTGGATATTCAAACGGATGATTTTTCATATTAACATAAGTCCTTTCAGAAATACCCAATTTATTAGAAATATCAGTATTACTAAGTCCATATCTTTTTTGAACTGCTTTTATATTTCTAATTACTTGTACCTCATTTGTTTCCATGCACACCTCCTTGACTATTTCAATAATAATTCACTTTGCGTGAAATGTCAAGTGCTTTTTCACTTTTTGTGAAAAAAAATATTGTAAATTAGTGAAAAAAGAGGTATAATTATGTCGTAAGGAGGTAGTATATGATAAATTATTTTCCTAAAAACATAAGTTATTTGATTGATAATAATATAGTTAGTGCTGAAACTTTATTAAAAATTACAAATCATAATAGCCCTAGTTTAATTTCAATGTGGAAAAGTGGAGAAAGAAACATCATGACAAATGATCTGATTGAGATTGCAAACTTTTTAAATTATACAGTGGATGATTTAATCAATAAAGATTTAAGTAAAAACAATTTACCCAAAAATGATTTGGAAATACTTTTTGATAAATATAAAGATGTACTAACCGAATCAGATAAAGCAATAATTAAAACTATTTTTGAACAAAGAAAAAAAGAAATAGATAAAGAACTCGATGGAGAACAAAATAATTAAAGTATGCTAGTATAGGTACTTAGTATGAGGTATTAAGTATGATTATAAATTTATTAAATGGCAGTATAACACAGCAAGACTTATTAAATTTTTACAATGCTAACATTACATATGTTAGTTTAGATGATGGAATTAATGGCTTTGTATTCACATATAGAGATATATATAATATAATCATTAATTCTAACCTATCATATTACAAAAAGAAAAAAACTATATTGCATGAACTTGCACATATAGAATTATGTCACTTAAATCAAATAAATAAAGATATGTTTGCTTTCTATGTAGATAAATACGAAGATGAAGCAAGCGATTATATAAAATTTATTGAAAATTCAATAAAACTAAATATTGATTAAAAATATGCTAGTACAGGTATTTTTAAAATAGATGTAGAAAGCGAGGTGTAAAAATGAAAAAATTTAGTAAATTAATGTTAATGTTTGCTTTTGTATTATTATTAGTTGGATGTGGAAATGAAAAAAATAATAATGACACACCTAAAGACAAAGACAATAATCCTGTAGAAAAAGAAAAAATTAATATGAGTAATATACAAAGCAAAATTGAAGACTTAGGAATTACTTGTGAAAAAAGCGATGCATTTTATCAAATGGTTGGCGCATCAGAAGGTTTTAAATTAAAATCTGGCGAAACAAAAGTAGAAATATATAAATTTGATAAATCAAGTGATGCATATAAAAATGCTGAAAAGTCACAAAAACTTACTTTAAGCGGATTAGATTCATCTTTTGATGCTAAAGTTAAAAATGGATATGCATATGTCATTGATAATGAATTTCCAAAACACGATGAAGTAGTAAAATTATTAGAACAACTAAATTAAAAATTTAAATAAAAAAAAGGACTTGCTCCTTCTGCAAAAGGAACAAGTGTTGAAATGAAAAACTATTGTCGAGAAACAATTAAATATGAAATATATTCATATCAGTTTTTCTATTATATTATAACAAAATAATTAATATTTGTAAAGGAGATTATAAAAAATGAGTATGAATAGAATATACAAAGGCACGCCCACAAAAGATGGAAGATGTTATTATTTTAGGAAATCTAAACATAATAAACAATACACATCTAAAAAATATAAAACTCGTGAAGAGTGTGAAAAAGCATTGTCAATGTTTGTTTTAAAAAATGATAATCCAATAAATATAAGATTTGATTTGGTAGCAGAGGAATATTTTGAAAACTTAAAAAAATATAGTAAACCATCTACTGTATATACATATAGGCAGGATTATGAAAAACATATATTACCTCATTTTGAAAAAAAATATATTAACAAAATAAATATATCAAATATTAGAGAATGGGCACAAAATCTTGAATCATTAAATTTAACTGTAGATTATATGAATAAAATTTCAAATATATTGAAGAAAATATTTGATTATTCAATTAAAAATTATGGTTTAGAAATAAATCCAATTAGTCTATTTGGTAGATTTAAAAGAAAAAATAACGATATAATTGATGATGATAAAAGATTAAGATATATTACATTAATTGAATTTAACCAGTTTATATCAACCATTGATGATGAATTATGGAAAGCATTTTTTCTTACTGCATATTATACTGGTTGTAGAAAAGGAGAATTACTTGCATTAACATGGGAAGATGTAGATTTTAATAACAATGAAATCAAAATAAATAAAACCTTATGTACTAAAAATAAAGGTAAAGCAATAATTACTTCGACAAAAACCAATAAAAATAGAAAAATAAAAATGAGTAAAACTTTAAAAGAATGTTTATACTCATATAAATTAAATCAAATTAAATATAAAGATTACTCAAATAATTGGTTTGTTTTTGGTGGACCAGTTTATTTGGCACCAACAACTATAGATAGACATAAAGAAACATATTTTAAATTAGCAGGAGTAAATGAAATAACAATGCATGAGTTTAGACATAGTCACGTTTCTTTACTCATTAATGAATATATTAAATCGGGGCAAACCGATACTGCTAAATTCTTTTTAATGCTATCGGACCGTATGGGACATACAATAGATGTTATGCAAAAAACATATATGCATCTATTCCCAACTGTTCAAAATGAAATAGTTAATTTACTAGATAATTTATAATAAACTAGATGTGAAACTAGATGTGAAAAATAAAAACCCTTATAAAATAAGGGTTAATTATCTAATGGTGGAGAATAAGGGAAAGGTTAGATACACTCTTGAAGTTTTACAAACCCTTATAAAATAAGGAATTATACCTTTGTAATTCTCTCTCATTAGTAATATTTATTATTCATTTTAGTTGTCATCTAGATGTGAAATCGAGGTGATAGTATGAATTGTAAATACTTAAGAAAAAAATCTAAAAAAGGACAATATTATTTCTATTGTTTGTTAAAAAAACAAAATGTATCTCTTACATGTTATCGAGAGTGTAATAGTAAAGAATATAAGATTTATAAACCTATTTATAAAGTAACAAAAACTCACTCTAAGAAAGAAAAAGACAGATTTAGTATATTTACACCTAATCTATCTAAATGTATCAAATGTGGCTCGATTTATGGACATATAGACAAACATGAATTATTTCCAGGAAGAAATAGATCCAATTCTATTAAATATGGTTTTGTAATACCTTTATGTAGACAATGTCATAGAGATATTACTAATAACTACGAATACATAAACTATTGGAAAGTAAAAGCACAAACTTATTTTGAAAAGAATATAGGCACTAAAGAAGAGTTTGTAAAAAATTTTGGCATGGATTATATTTATATGTATAAAAAAAACAAGTAGAGTTAATTCCCTACTTGTTTTCATATTCTTGATAATTCATTAATTTTACTTAATTTTTCATTTAAATTATTTATCATGTCGTTTTGTGTCGAAATTTGTTTGTTTAAACTCTCAATCATACTAAGCTTACTTTCATATAATTTCTTGTAGTCAGTAACTGGTAGTATCTCTAACCACTCTCCATTATCAGCAATCCATTGTTCTTTATCTATTCTATGCCATATATAAGTTCCATCATTATAAGTTTCTAAATCATTATAAATGTCTTTATTTTGAGTGAAACTTAAAATACTACTATTTGTACTATGCCCTGTTCTAACTCTCAAATTATCGACTATTACTCTTATTTGAGGTGTGTTTTCATTTCTTTCTGCAACTGGAGTTACTTTTATTCTGTTTTCCGGGAATATATACTCATTAAAATCTTCATAATTTCTATCATAAAAACCCTTATTATAATCACTATATTTGAACCAATCAAAATGTAAATGATTCCCTGTTGAATATCCTGTACTTCCCATCATTCCTATTTTAGTATCCTTTGTTACTTTATCGCCTTTATTAATTACAGTATTTGCTAAATGATAATATAGTCCTACATGATCATCTAATTTAGGAAATCTTATATAACATATTATTGCACCTGTTGAATTGTCATATCCCTCATATAATACTTCTCCATCGTCCAACGCATATATTGGTATTGATTTTCCGTTTGCTGAATAATCTACACCTTCATGAAATTCCCTATCACCTGTTATTGGGCTTATCCTATTTGAATAAGGGCTAGATATGAATATATCATCAAGGGTATGAAATAATCTTTCTGCATTATACTTATTCATACTACCCTCTTCCTTCGTCAATGGGTGTAATATCACTTGATAATCCTAATAAATTCTTCAATTTAATTAAATCTTGCATACCATAGTAAATTATACCTGAAATAAATAAAACTTCTATACCAGTCATTAAATTAACTTTTATGCCGTTTATGTTAGCAACTACAATATCTGGGTTTAAATAACCTGTTAGATACATAAGTAATACACCTAAGACTATTCCTAAATATTTTACTAAGCCACTCAATAATTTTTCTTTTTTAAACTCTTGTTTTAGTTTAGCAAGTGTTACTCCTAAAAGAACATTCGCTAACATTGCACTTACTAAACCAATTATTATTTTAATCATAATTATTCCTCCTTCAGAATCATTTCACAATGTTTTTTTGTTAAACTATTATAACCATTACTTAAATATACGTCACAAGCAGATGACCTTTCAGCTAATGGAATATTATCATTCCATATAACCGATTTTAAACTCATTTGTTGTGTTGTTTTTAAGTTATCTAGTATTTCATCATATTTATTTAAAATATTATGTAAAATCACAAATGCACCAGATAAAATTCCAATGATTATTGTAATAAATGCATATATTTCTTTATACTTCTTTATTTTTTCCATTTTCTTTATCCTTTCTTTATTATTTCCATTTTCCTATTGCAATTACACAAATTCGTATGTCTTCTGTAAAGCTTTCAGGACTAACAGAAAACATAGAGCCAGTTCCACTTACTGTTGGAATACTACCGCTCATTTTCCATGCGTTTCGTATAGTATATAAATCTACATTACAAGTATATAATTCCGTAAATTGTTGAGGAAAAGGTATGTTTTGTATATCTCCTATGTACAGATTATTCCAAGGAGTAGTATTTGAAACATTGCGTGTAACAGAGAAATTGCATATCATTGTACCGTCAACAAACTTTATCCAATTGCCATTTTCATTCGAACCACTTTCTGGTTGTAATTTTAAATTATCGCTATTTAATGGTGTTGTTTTATTTGGATAATTCATAAAATTTTTCATATTATTTTGTTATTTAAATTAAATCTATGAGTTATAATTCTTCAACCAGCATGTAGGTATATTGATTATCGCCTCTAAGTTTAACAGTTCCTGCTTGTGCAGAAGTTATAGTTGCATATATATTTTTATTATTAATACAAGTTCCAATTGTTTCATTTTTAAATTGTGTTGAATTTGCTTGAAAACCACTTTCGGAAAACCAACTTGCTCCTGTTTCGCTTAAAATTCTAGGATATACATCAGCACTATAATTTTCTGTAATTCTAACACCTACCGTTGCTCTAAACCTTTTTACGTCATTTGATGCAACAACAGTCCCATCATTTGATAAACTAAACCCATCACCTAATTTTCTAAGAACTTTATTAAATGGTATTTTCAATTGTACCCATGCTCCAGTAAGAGTTACTTCTGTTGTTTCATTTAATATAACTAAAATAGCACTTTTTAATTTACTAGTATCTATTTCATTTTCAATATTAGTTTGCATTTGATTTAAATTTTCCGTATTGATAGGTTTATCCATATTTGGATAATTTGTAAAATTGATTTTTTCCACATTTTCGGCATTTAATCTTGCTCTCTATTTTTTTGATTTTATTTTATAAAGCATTTTGTTGAACTTCTTTCCATGCTGTCCAACTGCCATTTATTAATACTCTATTATACATTTTTCCAGTGTTAATGTCGGTTGTAAGTTGACTACAATAAGCGCTTCCAAACTTTATCACTATTATTGTTCCATAAAAATGATTTGCATCTGTTGGTGGCTTATTAACAGACATTTGACATTGACCTATAGCGGTTTCTTTATAATCGTTAAAATCTCCACTAAAGTTTATCACTGGAATTGTATTATCATTTACATAATTACAACAATAAACATCGTTATCACTTGTTGTTTTTAATGTTTTAGGTTGTAATTTTAAGTTTTCTGCATTTAGTGGTGTTGTCATATCTGGGTAATTTTTCAAACTCATAGACATGCACCTCTTAGAGAGCAAGTAATATTTTTATGCCTTGCCCCCTTTCTCATAAGAGGTACAATTATTAAATAACTGCACCTCCTTCCCTGTATGTAAGTAAGTAAGTAAGTAAGTAAGTAAGTAAGTAAGTAAGTAAGTAAGTAAGTAAGT